CAATGGATGGGCGTGTGGTCTCGATGAAGTAGCTATTTTTGATGAAGAAAAAGATTCTGATTGGGTTTCTGCAACATATAATAATGGAGTACCAAATAATTTAAAAGGTCAAAGTGGTCTTGTAGGATATTGGAGATTTGAAGAAGGTGGTGGAACTACTGTCGAAGATTTATCAGGAAACGGTAATCACGGAACATTAACTAATGATACATTAGGAGCTGATGGTGGAGCGGCTTGGGTTGATGCAACTGATACACCAACTTGGTCAACAGATATACCATAAATAAAGGAGTTATAATGGCAGGATATAGTAGAGAGAATAAAAGACAAAATGAGGCGTTACAAACTATTTTAGATGGTGGTACACCAGAAAAAAGAATTTTTGTTCCCGTTGAAGATAAAGAGTTTAAAGAAAAGTTGAAATTAGAAAAAGAAATTGAACAAAAGAAAATTAACGAAAGATTAGAGATAACTAAAGAAGCACGAGTACCGTGGTTCTGTCCTAATTGTAAGAAAGTAATGAAAAGACGTTTAGATGATAGAATGTGGTATTTATACGATCATTGTTTTGATTGTCAGATAAAAGTTGAAAATAAAATGAGAATAGAAGGTACATTTAATAAATGGTCAGAAGAAAAAGTAATTGCAAATAAATTAGCTTGGATAAAAGAACAAAAAGAATCAATTGAAGAGTTCAAAAAACAAAAAACACCAACTTTTTATAACCAAGTTAATCCAGACGGATATACGATAGATAAAGAAAAATGGCAAATGGATACTAAAGAGATAAAAAAACAAGCAGATGAAGCGTTAGAATATCTACAAAAAATAGAAGATTCGTTAAAAGACTATATTTATACTTAGGGACAATATTAATTTTAATTATTTAGGAGAAAATAAATGGCAACAGTAACACAAGGTGACAGAGGTAGAACTGATATATCTAGTAGAGAAGCTCCAGCGTCCGGAAAAAGTAGAGGAAAATATAACAAAATATTAAATTTTTCTGGAAGTTTGAATACAGATGGTAATTTGATACTTACTGGTTCTTACCAAGCGGCTCGTGCTTTTATTATTAGAGAAGCTGGTCGTAATACACAATTATTTGGAGTTGACGGTGGAATACTAGTAGCAGAATTCATGACTGGTTCAGCTGATACTATATTTGAAATAGGAATTGGAAGTGTATCTGGAAGTGGTAAGATAGACTTTCTATACTAGTATGGAACGAAATAAAAAAGGACAACTAAAAGATGTAATCAAACAGGAGTATATAAAATGTGCTTCTGATCCTGTTTATTTCTTGAGAAAGTATTGTGTGATACAACACCCAATAAAGGGAAAAATACCTTTTCATTTATACAACTTTCAAGAAAAAACAATAGAAGATTTTGTACAACATCGCTTTAATATTATTTTAAAAGCTAGACAGTTAGGTATATCTACTCTTACAGCTGGATACTCTTTATGGATGATGACATTTCATCAAGATAAAAACATCTTGGTTATTGCTACGAAACAAGAAGTAGCAAAAAATTTAGTAACAAAAGTTCGTGTGATGCATGCAAACTTACCAAACTGGTTAAAACAGAAATGTGTTGAAGATAACAAATTGAGTTTAAGATATAAGAACGGTTCTCAAATAAAAGCTGTTGCGAGTGGTGAAGAGGCTGGTCGTTCTGAAGCACTTTCATTATTAGTATTAGATGAAGCAGCATTTATTGATAAAATAGATGGAATATGGGCTGCAGCTTCACAGACGTTATCAACTGGTGGTCAATGTTTAGCACTTTCTACACCAAACGGTGTTGGTAACTGGTTTCATAGAACTTGGATGGACGCTGAAGATAAATTAAATGACTTCAATTTTATTAAACTTCATTGGACAGTACATCCAGACAGAGAACAAGAGTGGAGAGATGACCAAGACAAATTGTTAGGACCGTCATTAGCAGCTCAAGAATGTGATTGTGACTTTATCACTTCTGGTCAATCTGTAGTTGATGGTGTTATTTTAGAAGAATATAGAAATACTCAAGTTAAAGAACCAATTGAAAAAAGAGGTGTTGATAGTAATGTTTGGATTTGGGAGCCACCAAATTACACAAAAGATTATATAGTATGTGCTGATGTTAGTAGAGGAGATTCTACAGACTATTCCGCTTTTCACGTTTTAGATGTAGAGAGTTTAGAACAAGTAGCTGAATATAAAGGTAGAATGTCAACAAGAGATTATGGTAATCTGTTAGTGAATATTTCTACAGAATATAATAATGCATTACTTGTTGTGGAGAATAACAATATTGGTTGGGCAGCTATACAACAATGTATTGATAGAGAATATGAAAATTTATTTTATATGAGTAAAGATTTACAAGTAGTTGACGTACATAGACAAATAAATAACAAAATAAATAGAATGGAAAAACAACTAATTCCAGGATTTACGTTAACACAGAAAACAAGACCGTTAGTTGTCGCAAAATTAGAAGAATTTTTTAGAGAAAGATTGGTAACTGTATATTCACAAAGATTAATTGATGAATTATTTGTATTTATATATAATGGTAGTAGAGCTGAAGCTATGAGTGGTTACAATGATGATTTAGTAATGTCTTATGGTATGGCATTATGGATAAGAGAAACAGCTCTAAGATTAAGAGCCGAAGGTATAGAATTACAAAAGAAAGCGATTAATAGTGTTAAATCAAATCAAGGTGTTTATATACCAACAGATAACCAAAATGACTCTTGGACTTGGCAAAATGGTCAAAATCAAGAATCATTGGAATGGTTAATTAACTAAAGAGGTAAAAAATGGCTGATAAAAGTCTATTTAGTAGATTAAGACGATTATTTTCAACAAATGTAATTGTAAGAAATGTAGGTGGAAAACGATTAAAAGTTTCTGATACAAGTCGTACACAATCTATAGCAAAAAATAATCTTATTGATAGATATCAAAAAATATTCACTGGTGCTGGTTTAAGTGGATATTCAGATTCATTATTAACAAAATCAATGAGATTGAATCTTTTCAAAGATTACGAATCAATGGATAGTGATGCAATCGTTTCTTCAGCACTTGATATTTATGCAGATGAATCCACAATGAAATCTGAATATGGTGATGTTTTAGAAATTAAAACAGATAATAATCAGATTAAAGAAATATTACACAATTTATTTTATGATATTGTTAATATTGAATTTAATTTATGGCCTTGGGTTCGTAATATGTGTAAATATGGTGATTTCTTTTTAAAGTTAGAAATTGATGAAAAATATGGTATTACTAATGTAGTTCCATTATCAGTTTATGATGTATCTAGATTAGAAGGACTAGACCCAGAAAACCCAGAGTATATCAAATTTTTAATTGAATCAGCTACATCACAACATAGATATAAACCTGAACAATCAGCTACAAGAGAAGAATTGGAAAATTATGAAGTAGCACATTTCAGATTACTTTCGGATTCTAATTATTTACCATATGGTAAATCACAAATTGAAGGTGGTCGTAAGATTTGGAAACAATTAACTCTTATGGAAGATGCTATGTTAATTCATAGAATTATGAGAGCACCTGAAAAAAGAATATTTAAATTAGATATTGGAAATATACCACCAAACGAAGTTGATAATTATATGCAACAAGTTATTAATAAAATGAAAAAAGCACCTGTTGTAGATGAAGATACTGGTGATTATAATTTGAAATATAATATGCAAAATATTACTGAAGATTTCTTCTTACCAGTTCGTGGTGGAGATAGTGGAACAAATATTGAATCTCTTCCAGGTTTAACTTATGAAGCTACTGAAGATATTGAATATCTTAAAAATAAACTTTTATCTTCATTGAGAATACCAAAAGCGTTTTTGGGATATGAAGAACAAATTGGTTCTAAAGCAACTTTAGCCGCTGAAGATGTTAGATTTGCAAGAACTATTGAACGTATACAAAGAATAACTTTATCAGAATTAACTAAGATTGCTATTGTTCATTTATATGCACAAGGTTATCAAGACTCAGACCTAGTAAATTTTGAACTTGATTTGACAAATCCATCTACAATTTATGAACAAGAAAAAGTTGAACTATGGAATAATAAAACTTCTCTTGCTGAATCTATGATACGTGATGGTTTAGTTTCTTCAGAATGGATTTATAAAAATATATTTGGATTTACAGAGGACGAAATTAAAGAAGAAGATAAAAATATTATATATGATTATAAACAAAAGTATAGACGTTCGCAGATTGAACAAGAAGGAAATGACCCAGCTAAGACTGGACAATCAGTAGGTTCACCAAGTGATTTAGCTATGGGTAGAACAGGACATGAATTAAATGATGAGGGTGGTTCACCAGAAGGTGGATGGGATGGAGCAGGTAGACCTAAAGAACCTAATAAATATGGAAAAGATAGTGGTGCAAGAGGTAGAGACCCACTTGGAGCTCACGATAAGAAAAAAGGTGGTAGTGGAGCACCCAAATATGGGAAACCTTTAGCACTTGCACACTATGATAAATTAAAAAAATCAATGAAATTTGGTAAAAATGATGTAAAAATTATAAGTGAGGCGTCTGAGGTTGAAGAAGAGTACAAGAATGAGGTAACTTCTTTAACTAACGGTACATCAAATGACTAATTATTGTGTAACTTTATATTTATTTATGAGTAAATATAATTAAATATTGGAGTATTTTGTAATGGCTCGGAAATTAAAACATTCGAAAATAAAGAATACGAGTATTCTTTTTGAATTATTAACAAGACAGATAACAGCTGATGTTTTAGCAGGAAAAAGTACTAAATCAGTAAAAATAGTTAAAAGATATTTTAATGAAAAGACAGAATTAGGAAAAGAACTTCAATTATATCGTATACTTTCAGAAAAATATTGTGAATCTGAAAATAGAGCTAGTAATTTAGTAGATATTGTCTTAGAATCTAGACAAAAGTTAAATAATTCTAAACTTCGTAATGAAAAATATAATTTAATTAGAGAAATTAAAGAAAATTATAATGTAAGTGATTTTTTTAATGGTCGTATTTCGAATTATAGATTACTCGCATCAATTTATAATGTATTTCAAGCACAAACATCACCTACTGTTTTTAATCCAGAAGAAGTGGTTAATTCCAAATTTACTGTTTTAGAACATATTACAAGTAAAAAGGTTAGTGAAAAAGAAATAAAAGAAAAAGTATTAAGTGAATATACTAAAAAAGATAAAGATTTAAGATTACTGGCTTATCAAATTCTTGTAGATAAGTTCAACAAAAAATACAAAACGTTAAATGAATCACAAAAAAGTTTACTTAAACATTATATCAATAATATAAGTAATACAAACTCTTTAAGAGAATTCGTAGATTCAGAGGTTATTAAAATTAAGAAAACATTAAACGTACATCTACCAAAAGTTACAGATGAAATTACAAAAATTAAATTAACAGAAGCTGTTAATCAAATTGGTAATTTAACAAAAGGTAGGGTAGTTGATGAAAAACAGGTTTTAACTTTGATGAGATACTATGAATTAGTTAAGGAGATTGAAAATGTCCACAAAAGTTAAACTTGAACTTTTAAGAAAATATATTAAAGAGCTTATAAAACAAGAATTAGCTGAAGCATCTGTAACTGGTAATATTGATGGTGGTGAAGGCCCACCTAAAACACCCGCCGCCTTTCGTAAGAAAAAATCTAAAAAAATTAAAAAAGCTGGACATGAAAACGGTCACAAAAATCCAGAAGTTTTTGGGTATAAAAAAGTATCTGAAGCTACATTTCACGTAAGAACTGAAGTTGGTAGTGTTTTAGTTGATGCTAGTGGTAAAGGTGAAGCGATTATGAAAGTTGCTAAAGCACTTAAAAAAGGTCGTAAAGGTATAATAGGTGCAAATAGAGTTGGTGTATCTCAAGCGAAACAAGTTGATAAAAAAATTGAATCTGTAACTGAAGGAAAATACCACGATTACAGAAATGATGAATCTCTATCACCAAAACAAAAAATTGGTTACTCGATGAGAGAGGTTCGAGATAAATTAAACGAGTTAGATAAACTTGTTAAAATGAATGTGAGATTGAAGAACGAAATAGGAGTTGATTCTACATCCTATTGGAAACGAACTCACACGGCTATGAAAAAAATTAGTGAAAGGTTAGTAAAACTAGCAAACAAAGTCGGTCAACTTTATTAATTTTCACTATGAAGAAACCATCTTGGAATAAAGATGGACTTAACTTTTTGGGGAAATTATTAAGTCTATCTAATTTGAAAAAGCGTTGGCTTGTAGAAGAGATGAAAGTAAAAGGGGAAGAGCCAAACAAAATGGAAACAATAAATTTTATTGATAGATGGATAAAAAGATTAGAAGATTTGAAAAATGAAATTTTAAAAACACGGAGTTAAATGTGAAACAACTTATTGTAGATTATTTACCATTTGAAGTAAAACCAGAACAAATTAATGAATCATTAAAAGAGAATAATGGTAAATTAATTGTTCATGGTGTATTACAAAGAGCAGAAGCTAAAAATCAGAATGGTAGAGTCTATCCACGCGATATTTTACATCGTGAAGCTAAAAAATATGCAAAAGAGTTTATAAAAGAACGTAGAGCTATGGGAGAACTTGACCATCCAGAGAGTTCAGTAGTCAATTTACAAAACGTATCTCACAATGTAAAAGAAATGCATTGGGAAGGTGATAATCTATTGGGTACTGTAGAAGTATTAGGTACACCAAGTGGTAATATATTAAAAGAATTATTTAGAAGTGGTATTAAATTAGGTATCAGTTCTCGTGGAATGGGTTCAGTAGAAACTGTAAATGAAGAAGGTGGTGACCAAGTTACCCAAGTACAACCTGATTTTGAACTTATTGCTTTTGATTTTGTTTCTAATCCATCAACACACGGAGCATTTATGCATCCTATGAATGAATCAGTAGATAAAACACAAGGTAGAACTTGTGGAGAATATTGTAAAGTAGAAGCTGTTATTAATGATATTATGAGAGGTTAAACTTTTGAACATTTTAGAATCATATAATAAAATTGCTAAATCTTTACTTCTTGAATCCGAAGATGATAGGTATGTTTCTATAGGATTTGGTAGATTCAAACTAAAAGGTAAAGAAAATGATGACGATGCTGAAGTTTTTGTAAAAACTAAAGGTGGTAAGTATGTTTCAAGTGCTGACCAATCTTCAGATGATAAGGGAGCTGATAAGGAAGAACCTAAAGGTGGAGAAGATTTAGGTCAAGGTATGGATGACCCAAGTGATTATGAAAGAGATTTTGATGATGATGAAGAAGCTAAAGCACAAGCATTTAAAGATATGGAAGATGAATTTGATATGGAAGAAGAATCAATTCATCCATTTAAAAAATTATTAAATAGGATACAATAATGCCTAACTATAAATCAATGATGGAGACTTGGAAGGATTGGAGACTTGACGAAGCTACTTTAGAAAATGAAACAAATTTACCTTTTAAAGTAATGGGTATACGTAACAATGATATAATCATTGAAGGTAAAAAAATAAAACTTACTTTGTCTTTTAAAGGTGATGATTTAAAAAATGCAATTGAAGGTAAAGGTAATAAAAAAGGTAGAGTAGTATTAGCTACAGCCAAAATAAAATAAGGAACGGTAATGATTAAACTAAAAAAATTAATGAAAGAATCAGCGTGGGATAGGAAATTCGGTGAACCATTACCTACCCTTGAAGATGTTGTTAAAAAACACAATGTTAAAGAAGAAACTATAACTGAAGAACATACAGTAGTTTTTTCAAAAGCTGAAATGGAACAATTACATAGAGATGGTAAACTTATAAAATCCGACTCTGATGGTAATGAACATACATATATCTATTCAGAAGACTAAAATGATTAAACTAAAAAAATTAATAAAAGAGTCAGCTTGGGATAGGAAATTCGGTGAACCATTACCTACTTTAAAAGACGTGATGGAAAAACACAATTGTGATTGTGGTGGTAGTTGTTGTACTGTAAGTGAAGGTGCAGAAGAAAAAATTAAAGCAAAAAAAGAATTACAAAGGCTTATGAAAGTTGAGGCTAAATTTAGAGACAGAATGTTGAAGTTAGAACAAGTATTTTTAAGGGATGCTAGACCAGAAAATGTTAAATTAGCAAAAGATATAAAACAATCATATAAGAAACACGTAACTCAATTTATGAGAGATGCTGTTTCGTTTTCTAGAAGAGTGAAATAATGCCTGCTAAGTCAAAAGCTCAACAAAGATTTATGGGGATGGTTCACGGTCTACAAAAAGGTGAAATAAAACCATCTGATGTATCAAGTAAAGTTAAAAAGGTAGCTAAAGATATGAAGAAAAAAGATGCTGAAGATTTTGCTTCAACTAAACATAAAGGATTACCTAAGAAAGTGAAAGAAGCATTTTTAAGTGAAAATCCAGCGGCATCAGCCGCAGCTGCTATGGTTATGATGCAAATGCAAAATCCTGATACAGGTAAAAAAATAAAAGCAATAACACCATTAAAAAATAAAGACCATAAATTACATGGTAAAGCTAAAGGTATATTCAAAAGATTAAAAGATAAATTTTCAAAGAAAAAACCACAAGGAACAGTACATAATTATTTACCTAAAGATTTTAAAAGAGAATCCGTAAATGAAGGTAGAAAAGCAATTCAAGCTTATAAAGAAATGGGTTCAGCATTAACTACCACTATTTATGGAATTAAAAATTTTAGAAAAATAATTAATGATGGCCCATATGATAAAAAACTTGATAAAATAACAGGTGAATTATATAAACTTGAAATAGATTTAGAAAAAAAATTACGATTATTAATTCCACAAATGAAAAAGATTTCTGCAGATAAAAGATTAGAATCCGTAAATGAAAAGAAAAATCCAAAGAGAGAAAAAGTTAAAAAAGATTTTCTTAAATCCTTACAAACTTTAGAGAAAAGAGTTAAAAGAATCAAACAATTCGCAAAATCAAATCAATGGGGTCCAGTTAGTAGTTTTGTAGAAGATGGACTTGTATATGATTTAAGAGATTTAGAAAGAGAAATTGACCAAATTATATCGATGCCAGTTGATGAATCCGTAAATGAAGGTAAAGTTGAACCAAAAGTAAAATCACGATTAAATGTTCTTACAAAAAGATTAACAGATTTAAAAAGAGCTGATACACAATTAGAAAAATCTATGTGGGAAGCGGTTATGGAATATACAAAAATATATAATATGGTTAAAGATGGTAAATACTTCGAAACAGCTGGTTTTAAACAACTACCTGGTTCATTAGAACTTAACCATAAAAGATTTTCACAAAAGTTTTCAAAGAGTTTAGATTCTATTATAAAAAGTACTAAAGATTCAGTTAAAAGATTACAATTAAAAGAATCCGTAAATGAAGTCGTAAATGAAAAAGTAGTTGTTACTACTAAAAAAGATGATATACCTGGTAATCCAATGAAGATGAAAGGTGAAGAAAAAATTAAAAAGTTAGCTTGGAGTGGTAGTGTTGGAATGAAAAAACCAGGTAGTTATGAAATTAAAGGTAATAAGTTAAATGTGAATAACATTAGACCTCGTGATAAAGGATTTTTTGTAAGACATTTCACAATGGGTACTGGAATCAGAAAAGCAAATCTATATTATGATGGTGTTCATTGGCAAGGAAAGAAAAAATTCTAATGATTAAGTTAAAACATATATTAACAGAAAAAAGAGAATTAGGTGGTGCAATAATAGATAAGATTCACGATTTAACTGATAAAAATGCTCATAATATGGCTAGACTTACACTTGCTAAAGCAATGAGAAATAGAATTCTTATGAAAAATTATGAAGCATTAATGATATTACATACAAAATTTCGTGATATGAATGATTTAAAATCAGCTCGTGATAGATTAGATAAAGAGTTATTTGCTCAAGCAAAAAAAATGTATAGTGATTATGATATAATACATAACGCATTCTAATGAGTAAAAAATCAACATATAAAAAGTTAATGACTGAATTAGATGAAGCACCATTTAGTTCACCATCACAATTACCTTTTAGTTCACCAGAAGCAAAACAAATGGTAGAAAAAGACATACAGAAAATGTCAAAGATTTTAGGAAAAGCATCACAACAATCTATTAAAACAATGATGGACGGTGTTAAAGGAAAAAGATATGATGCTATGGATATACAAAGAGCTATTATGAGTGGTAATATAAGAGATACTCATACAGGTGAAAGAGATTTTTTAAGAGTACTTTGGAATAAAGTACGAGATGGATTTAGAAGATATTCAAAAAGAGGAAAATTGAGATAACTTATATTTATAGTTAGGAGATTAAAGATTATGTCTAAAACAATTAAAATGAAAAACTTACTTAAAGAAAACTTTAGCGGTACTATGATGGGTGGAGTCGTATCACATAGTCCATTTCACGACAATATTAGTTTATCTAAAATTGTTAAAGAAAAGTATGGTGATATAGAAGAAGAAAAAGTTGATGTTAAAGGCTTAACTTCTGAAATTTCAAGCTATAACAAATTAGGTGAATCAATTTTTGGTGAATCTAATATAACAAAAGTAGCTGAAAGACTAAGTTGGATTGCAAATCAAGCTAAATCACATACATTAAGTGAGACCGAAGATTGGTTTGATAAGATTACAGTAAATCGTAATATGAAAGAACTTACAGGCCTTTCTGGACAATTTGGTAAAATTGCTAAAGAAGCTAAATCATTACAAGAAAGAATGGGTGCTTTATATGAAGATATGGGTAACATTCTTGGTAGGTATTATGAGATAGGTGAACAAGTAACAGAGGTTGAAGGAGACAAAGAGGAATATCAGAAATTCTTTAATGCCGCATTAAAAAAATTCGGTGTTAGTTCTCCTGACGAATTGGATGATGATAAGAAAAAAGAATTCTTCAATCATGTAGACAAAAATTGGCAAGGTGATAACGAATCTGATTAGGAGGCCATTTGATTTACGTAAAAGTTCGTAAAGGTCAATCTATAGACAAAGCTTTAAGTATCTTAAAGAAAAAAGTAAAAGAATCTAAACTGATGGTAGAGTTAAGAGAACGTGAGTTCTACAAAAAACCATCAGAAATTAGAAAAGAGAAAAAAGCTAAAGCTAGATTACGATATAAAAAAAATTTAAATAATTAGTTATATTTTTCAATTTGTGTATATTTATATATACAAAAATACACTACGGCATTTTTTTAGCCTTCATGTAGTGTAATCAAAATGTTAATCACATTATAGTTCCCAATAACTATATTAATTACAACTAATGATTATTAATTTAATCATAGGAGAAAACGTAATGGATGATTTATTAAAAGAAGCCATTGCAGATGCAAAAGCAGTTCGTGAAACAGCTCTTGAAAACGCTAAAATCGCTTTAGAAGAAGCTTTCACACCTCGCTTACAATCTATGCTTTCTAAAAAAATCCAATCTGAAATCGATGTTGAAGAACAAGAAGATGAAATGGATGATGAAGAAGCTCCTGAAGAGGAAGCTCCTGAAGAAGGATATGGTTGGAACGAGGACGATGAAGACCCTTCTGATGACCATTCTGAAGAAGAACCTGAAATGGAAGAAGATGAAGAAGAAATGGGTGATGAAGAAGAAGAAGCAGGTGAAGAAGAAATGGATATGGAAGGCGTGATTGAAATTAATGGTGTTAAATATGCACCAGTAGTTTCTGAAGAAGAGGAAGAAGAAGCAGGAGAAGAGGAAGAGGAAATGGAAGAATCCGATGACCTTGACCTTGAAGCTGTTCTTCGTGAATTGGAAGAAGAAGATGTTAATGAAGAAGAAGAAGTTGACGAATCAAAAGAAGAAGTTGATGAAGAAACTGAAACCGTTGATGAAGACGAAGAAGTTGATGAATCAAAAGAAGAAGTTGATGAAGTTGATAAATCTTCTGGTGTTGGCAAAGGTGATAACCATAAAGGTGAATCTGACCAATCTTCAGCTATCGGTTCAAAAGATAAAGCTAAACACGAATCAGTTGAAGAAACTGAGGAAGTTGTTACTGAATCTGAAGAAACTGAAGAAGTTAATGAAGATGAAGATATTGACCTTGAAGAAGTCATCGCCGCTCTTTCTGAAGAAGAAGACGAAGATGAAGAGAAAAATGAAGTCTCTAAACTTCAATCTGAACTTGACGAGCATCGTAATGTCGTTAAATATCTACGTTCTAAATTGAATGAAGTTAATTTGCTTAACGCAAAGTTACTATTCACAAACAAACTTTTCCGTTCATTTGGTTTAACAAATGACCAGAAAATGAAAGTTGTGGAAAACTTTGATAGAGCACATAACCTTCGTGAAGTTAAATTGGTTTATTCCACTTTAGCTGAATCTTTTGGAACTAAAAAAACTAAAAAAGAAATTAAAGAATCAAAAGGTTCAGCTTCTAAAGCTACAGCCTCAACAAAATCTGAAAAGCAAGAACAAGAAGTAATTGCTGAAGGTTCAGAATTGAGAGACCGTTTTAAGAAGTTAGCCGGTATTATTTAATTTTAAATTAATTTTAAACCTTATTATTATATTGGAGAAATATAATGTCAAATAAAAATCTTGGAACAATCGAGAAGTTGATGGACGGATTTAATCCTTATCGCGACCGTATCGAAGAATCCCGCGGATTAGTAAAAAAGTGGGAGCCAACTGGATTATTGGAAGGTTTAGAGGATGAACAAAAAACTCTTGGAATGTCTACACTATTAGAAAACCAAGCTCGTCAGTTAATTGATGAAGCCAGCAAAACTGGTACTTCAGCAAATTCTGAAGAGTGGTCTGGTGTAGCACTTCCTTTGGTTCGTAAAATTTTTGGTGAACTTGCTTCACAAGAATTTGTTAGTGTTCAACCTATGAACTTACCATCTGGTCTTATCTTCTATCTCGATTTTAAATATGGAACATCTCAAGCCGCTTTTGGTGTTGGTGAACAAGTATTTGGTGTAACATCAGGTTCTAGTGACCCAACTGGTGGTCTTTATGGTGCTGGTGCATTTGGATATTCTATAAACGATGCCTGTGGTGTTGCAGACGCTCAAACTGATATGACAGCGTCAACTACTTGGGCATCTGTTGATTTCGAACCTGATTTGTCAGCTTCAGCAGTATCTACAACAGTAGGTACAGGGTTGAAAACATTCGATTATCCTATTTCAAATATGAGTAATCCTGACCTTGAAGGTGTTAGAGCATTCGAACCAACTGGTTCAACTGCATTTACCGCTTACTATCCAGCTTACACACACGTAGTTAATAGTTCTGGTGTTGAAGTAGCTCCTTCTGATTCAGCTGCTGCATCTGTTCGCTTTATTATTAAAGAAGCTGCCGCAACTGGTGGTGCTACAGTATCAGTACAATATCATAAAGCTCCAGCAGACACCTCACGTGGTGACTTTGAAGCTGATGCTGGTTCAGGTCCACCTGAAACAGATGTTGATATCCCTGAAATCGATATCGCAATGCGTTCAATCGCTATTGTTGCTAAAACACGTAAATTGAAAGCAGTATGGACTCCTGAGTTAGCTCAAGACCTTAACGCTTATCATAGTGTTGATGCAGAAGCAGAACTTACTTCACTACTTAGTGAATATGTATCAATGGAAATCGACCTTGAAATCCTTGATATGCTTCGTTTAAATGCAAGAGCTAAAACAGAACGTTGGAGTGCAAGAGTTGGATATGAATATAATTCATCAACTTCGTTGTTTGCAGAATCTTCAGCGAGCTCAAATGCATACACAAAAGGTGATTGGTTCCAGACTCTTGGTAACAAGATACAGTCTGTTTCCAACGCTATTCATCAGAAAACACTACGTGGAGGTGCAAACTTCTTAGTAGTTAGTCCTGAAGTTGCTACAATCCTTGAATCTATTCCTGGATATGCAACATCATCTGATGGTGATGCTAACAACAAATCCTATGCAATGGGTGTACAAAAAGCGGGTATGTTAAATAACCGTTTCACCGTATATAAAAATCCATACCAGTTCGAGAATGTAATTCTTGTTGGTTTCAGAGGAAGTAACTTCCTAGAAACTGGTGCTGTGTATGCTCCTTATGTACCATTGATTATGACACCTCTTGTTTACGACCCAACTAACTTTACACCACGTAAAGGTGTGATGACACGATACGCTAAAGAAATCGTGCGTCCTGAATTTTACGGTAAAGTTATTGTTGCTGACGTTAACTATGTTTAATAATCAGTAATGATTGAATCGTACTAGGGTACAATTAGAAAAAAAAGGGAGGCTTCGGTCTCCCTTTTTTGTTTATTGTACTTCTTTATATTTATTATTGAGTACTTATATTCAATTTAGGAGAATTTTTTATGGCAAACTTAAAAGTGACAATTAGAGAAGAATTGACCTTAAATGGTTATGACCAAGGTGCTAAAAATACTTTAACAATTTCAGATGTTGATGAAGTATTTAAAAGAATAGTTACGTGTCCTGCTAATAATGAAACTACTGTCGCAAGATTTAGAAGTTCAGTTGGTAATGCAAGTGGTACTGCTACTTTTGATTCAGCATTAGATGTTCAAGATGTAAAATATATTAGATTAACTAATTTAGATAGTTCTAATAGTTTAAAGTTAAGTTTACAAGTAGAAGTCGGTGAAGATGATTCAGGTGCTGATACTTCTGCTACTGTTTTAGTAGAAGCTGGTAAAAGTTTTGTTATGGGTTCTCCTCACGATGGTATAAGTTTATCTGATGCTAACGCTAATTTAGTTACAGACCTTGTAGATTTAGATAGTTTAGTAGTTCAACCTGGTAGTAATTCAATAGATGTTGAAGTATATGTTGCTTCAGCATAAAAATATAGTTTAGGAGATAAATAATGGCAGAAGTTATTTGGCAAGGAAGTAGTTCATTTACAACAGGCCAAACCCCGTGGGGGCTATATGATGAAGACAGTACGTTTTCGTCAGATGTAGATAAATTTGCAGATTGGTGTGCAAGAAGACTTGGATATCCAATTATGTCTGTTGAACTACAATCTGGTTCATTTTATGCTTGCTATGAAGAATCCATTAGTGAATATTCAGCACAAGTTAATCAGTTCAATATTAAAGATAATTTATTACATTTAACTGGACAAGCAACTGGTTCAAACGTTACACACAAAAGAATTACACCAACTATGGGTAGAAGTATATTTTTATCTAAACAATATGGTACAGAAGCTGGTGTAGGTGGTGATGTACCTTACAGTAAAGGTTCGATATCAATAACAAGTGGTTCACAAGAGTATGATATAAATGAATTATTTACAGATGTTAGTGCAAGTGAAGCTATTGAAATTAAAAGAGTTTATTATGAAGGTACACCCGCAATGCAGAGATTCTTTGACCCATATGCAACAACTGGATATGGAACTTTAAATATGGTTGAGGGATTTGGATTTGGTAATTATTCACCTGCAGTATCTTTTACTTTAATGCCTTTATTTGAAGATTTATTAAGAGTCCAAGCTATAGAATTAAATGATTCTATACGAAAATCAGCATATTCTTTTACTTTACAGAATAATAAAATTAGATTATTCCCTGACCCAGAATCAACTAGTACATTGTATTTTGATTATGTTAAAGCATCTGATAGAGATAATCCATTAATTACAGAATATAGTGGTTCTGCGAACGTAGTATCTGATTATTCAAATGTTCCGTATGATAATATGGAATATCAGTTTATAAATGATGTTGGAAAACAATGGATTAGAAAATATGGATTAGCATTATCAAAAGAATTACTTGGAATTGTTAGAAGTAAATATGGTACTATTCCAATTCCAAATGCAGAAGCAACTCTTGATGGTGATACGTTACGAGCTGAAGCGGCCGCAGAAAAAGAGTTATTAGTAACTCAACTTAGAGAAATGTTAGAACAAACAAGTAGAAAAGCCTTACTTGAAGCTGATAAGGATGAAGCAGAATTTTTACAAGAAAAATTACAAAAAGTTCCCTACCCAATATACATAGGATAATAAAATGGCAGGACGTTACTATCCTCAAAAAGACATAGATACTTTTGATAAATTTAATAAAGAACTAGTAGGTGATTTAAATACTGGACAAGATGGAGTTATAAATCAATTAGTAGTAATTTATAAAATATCAGCATATGATACAGAAGTAAATATGTACGGTGAAACCGCCGATGGTAAAGTGTATAAACCTGGAGTTCAAATAACTGCACTTATATCAGCAGAAGACCAAACTACAACAACAGATGAATTTGGCCCTGATTTGGCACAAACTGCAACATTTTCATTTATAAGACAATCATTAGTTGATATAAGTTATGTCGTTGAAATCGGTGATATAATTGATTGGAATAATGGATACTGGGAAGTATCATCAGTAAATGAAAATCAATTAGTTGGTGGACAAACTGATTACAATCATTCAGTTATATGTGATACATTTTTAGTAAGAATATCTAATTTGAATATTGAAAGAGTTAGGAGTATTTAATGGCTATAACTGAAAGACAAAAACCTTTACCAAGAAAACAACGAGTTCTTAATAGAGGATATTTGTATTCAAGAACAGATGATGATATACAAAATCCATCCGTAACTTTAATGGATATGGATAGTGCCATACTTTTTTATTTTGAAAATGTAATCAAACCATCTGTAGAAGATAATGGTGAAAATGTAAAAGTTCCTATTATGTATGCATCACCTGAACGTTGGAAAGCAATTCAACGTGATGGTTTTATGAAAGATAAAAAAAGACAAACAATTACACCAGTTATAGCTTATCGTAGAACATCTATTGAAAAAGATGAAATGTTACCTCAAGATAAATTAGATGCTAATAATCCTAATCTTTTTTACACATTTGAAAAAAAATTTTCAAATATAAATCGATATGATAATTTTACAGTTCAACAAGGATTATTGCCACAGAAAGAATATTATAATGTATCTTTTCCAGATTATGTAACGTTAACATATGATTTTATTATTTGGACAACTTATATTGAACAAATGAATAAGATTGTTGAACGTGTTGTATATTCAGATGGTGCGTATTGGGGTGACCCAAATAAATTAAGATTTAGAAGTCATATTGATAGTTTTACTGATGCTACAGAGGTATCCGATGCCGAGAGATTAGTTAGAACTAATTTTACAGTAACTATGAGAGGTTATTTATTACCTGAAGGAAACTTTGACCACCGTTCAACTACACAAAAATTTATAACACCAAAAAAAGTAATATTTGGTAGTGAAACAGATAGTACTGTTCAAAATAATGTTGGTAGAGCTGGACAGTTTATAGAAGATTTAACAAGTGAAACTACCTCTATCGGAGCGGCAGAGACATCAGATACACTAGGTCTTAGTCTTACAAATCCACTAATATTTACGGCTGGAACTGGAGTTACATTGTCTAATGATGGTGCGGAATATGATGGTGGTTCACGTTTAGAACAACAAATTTCAATAGGTCAAGTTGTAGAAACAACATCAGATGTAATATTTAATCAAGTTTCAGCTAGTTCAATATCTATTGGTGATTTTTCTATGACTGGAACTACTATGACTGGAGATTTAAATGTAACAGGTTCAGTTACAACCACTGGTGCACTAACAGTCAATGGAGCTGCAACAATTACAGGTATATTAACAGCTCAAGAATTTCATACAGAAGTAGTATCAGCGTCGATAATATATTCAAGTGGTTCAACACAATTTGGTAATGATACAAGTGATACTCACCAATTTACAGGTAGTTTATTAATTACAAGTTCTTTAGCTCTGAATAATTATACCGTGAATGAAATATCAAATGATACTACACTTGCAGACAGTAACGCTGAAGCATTAGTTACTGAAAACGCAGCAAAAACTTATATTGATAATCAAACTGATGACCAACAAACATATTTAAGAAAACAATATGTAAAATTATCTAGTTCTATTACTGGAACAGGAACAGCTAGTTTTTCAGCTGTAACAGCGTCAGCTCCAACTGGTATGACCTCAACAACAGAAAATGATTTTATATTCTTTATTAATGGTCAATATATGGAACATGATGCAATTCAAATACAACAAGAGTCTTCTACATTTAGGTTGATAGTGGACAATGATAGTATAGGATATGATTTAGAATCTGATGATGAGATATTGGCCATAGGTAAATTTAATTCTTAGAGTAATAATATGGCAACTTATATTTTAAGAGAAGCACTAGTTTTTAAAAATGGAACTGGATTTACTACAAATTTAGCTGATGTTGAGTTATTAGGTAATCAATCAAGAACAGTAACATTTTCAATACCTCAAGATGTATCAACAACTTCTAATGTAGAATTTGATGATATAACATTAAGTAGTAAAGTAATTTTAGATAATGATAGTTTAATAATTCAAGAAAATAGAATAACAGGTTCTTTTACTCAAACTGGAAATTTAATAACTTCACAATCTTTTATACATAATGGTCATGCTACAATTGGTGGTATAATAACAGCTGAAAAAATAGTATCGGAGTTAACACAATCAGCTACATTTTTTGATAGTGGTAGTACATTATTTGGTGATAGTATTGATGATACTCATATATTAAGTGGTAGTAGTTCAATATCTGGTTCAATAAATATTAATTACTTTTCTTTAGAAGAGATATCAAATGACACAACTTTAGCAGATGGAAGTTCTACATCATTAGTTACAGAAAATGCAGTAAAAACTTATTTAGATGACCAAAGTGATGATTTTCAAACATATGCAAGAAAAAGTTTTACACATACTGGTAGTTTTGTAAGTGTTAGTACAGCTAGTTTCACCGCAACATCAGCGTCAGCACCAAGTGGATTTACATCTACAAGTGAAGATGATTTTATGTTTTTTGTTAATGGTGTTATTGCAGAACATAACGCGTTAACAATTGAACAAAGTGGTTCTACTTTTTTGATGAAAGTAAATAATGATAGTATTGGATATGATTTACAAAATAGTGATGAGATAGTAGCATTTGGAAAATTTAATTCGTAAATTCCACTTTTCTTTTACCATTGTGTGATATTTATATGTATGAGAAAAAGAAGTTGGCCCAATAGAAAGAATCGTCCTTGTCCTGATTGTGGGAAAATGTTAACCTACACCAGAAAAGATACATTTGATAGGGCGGTAGGTAATAATTCAGTATGTAAGTCTTGTGCACAAATGGACAGAAAACTTACATTGGAAACTATTGAAAAGATGAAACAACCTAAAACGGTTGAACATAAAAAGAAGATTTCGAAATCTATCACTAATTGGTGGGAAGATAGGAAACAAAGAGAAGTAGAGTATGGCTTTATTAGACAGCAAACAACTAAATCCTAAATTATCTGGTTCGTTTATATTGTCTGGTTCAACCCAGACATTTATAGGTCGTTCTGATTTCCAAGGAAGTATTACTGCTAGTGGTGACATTAGTGCAAGTGGTGTTATTATAGCCGATACATTTCAATCTACTGGTGGTGATGTAGATGGAATATCTTTTACCGATGACTTAAATCTATCAGGTAATTTAACGGCTAGTGGTGACATTAGTGGTAGTGGAAATATATTTGGTACAGGTAACCTTGATATTGATGGAACTTCAAATCTTCAAGGTAATGTCACACTTCAAAATGATTTATCAGTAAGTGGTAACATTACCGCAAGTGGAGATATAAGTTCAAGTGCTAACATAACAGGTAATATTCTAAATGTAGGAACAAGAGTTAAAGCCATAGGTTCTACTTTAGAGTTTGCAGGTGATACATTAGATTTTGTAGATGGTAGTTCCGCCGGCCGTTTGTTCAAAGGAACAGCAGGTGGTAGTTTTGAAGCATACCACAATGGTCAGAAAAAATTAGAAACAACAGCAGGTGGTATTAATGTAGGTTCGCCTAGTATAACAGGTCATATAACTGCTAGTGGAAACGTAAGTAGTTCACATACATCAACTGGTTCTTTTGGTAAAATTGAAACAGTTGGTGACATAAGTGTAGCTGGTAGTCTTCGACACGCTGGAGACAATAATACTAGAATTTTATTTACTGATGACGATATAAATATCAACGTTGGTGGTGTCAATATGATTGACTTTACTGAGGATGACAGTCAAGATGAAGTAACTATTAATGAAAGTGGAGCGGACTTAGACTTTAGAGTTGAATCACAAAATGATACTAAAGCAATCTATCTTGACGCTAGTCAAAACTCCATTCAATTAGGAACTGCCGCAACAACCCACGTAACTGCTAGTGGTGCTATAAGTGCAAGTGGTAACTTATCTGCTACTGGTAACCTAGATATTGATGGAACTTCCAATTTTGCTGGTAACGTCACAATGCAGAATGACCTCACAGTTACAGGTAGAATTGATGCAGAAGAAATTCATACAACTTTCATAAGTTCTTCAATAACTCAAGCTACTGGTTCTAACATTTTTGGTGATGAAATAACAGATACACATCAATTTACTGGTTCTATATATCAAAGTGGTTCTCTTAATTTAAATAATGGTGGTTTGACTGTAAGTGATGGTGATTTTAATGTAACAGGCGATTTAACTGTTTCAGGTTCAACTCATACATTAATTGGTAACCAAATAGTTATAGGTTCAGATTCTGGTTCTGCTCCAAGTCATCCTTCAGCGTCATTAACTGTATTGATGGGTTCAAAAAGTGGTATGATGTTACCATCAGCTTCATTTGACCCAGCTGGATTGGGAGCAACTGAAGAAGGAATGATGTATTTTAATACAACTGATGGGTTGTTGAAACTTTTTGATGGTTCTAATTGGATACCAGCGGGTGATATTAACACTAAAAATACCCATCTTACAATGTCTGCTGATATTGATGATGATGGTTCTAATAGTACAATACTTTTTAGAATAGATGGTCAGAATGATTCTGATGTTAAATTTAGATTAAAGTCTGATAATGTACACGAAGTTACAGGAAGTACTAATTTTTCTGGTTCAATTACTGCAACAAGTGCTCCAACAAGTTCTACTACAATAATTGCTAATAATATGCAAAATGGATATCCTACGTCAAACTTATGGGGTAGTAATTTAGAAGGTAGTTATTTTAATAATTTTGATAATACATCCCACGTTTCAGAAATTTTAAGATTTATGTCAGGTGTTTTAAGTCATTCTTTAGATGTATCGGATGCCGCACCAAATACAAAAACATTTGCATCTGTAGATACGAATACTAACAGTTTAGGTACTTCAGATACAGTAGATGGATATTTACCACAAAGTTATGATAGTACAAACGCTACTATGTTATATCTATATACAAAAGATTGGGTAGAAACTGGTGGACAAATTTTTAGTGGTATTACTTCGTATCACGATAATGGTTCAACTTTTTATTTAGATTTTGATTCAAATAGTGGTGGTGCAACAAACATTAGTTCATCTGCAGATTCGGAATTATTTGGTTTAGGTGGTCTTACAAGTGGAGCCGCTACAGAATTTAAAGTTAGATTACTTGCTACACAATCTTTTAGTGATACAGGAAGTGTACCAAATCCATCATCATCTTATACATTTACAACACAATCTTTACTTGACTTATCTTTAAGTTCTTTTGGGTCGTCAAATGGATTAACTTTAGCAAAAATTAATACATCACAACCAGCTGTTATACCAGCGGGTTATCAAGATGGTAAATTTGCAGATTTGGGTGGAACTTTAATGACAGGTTCTTTAACAAGAAGATTTTCTGGTTCTAATCCAAGTTTAAATAACGACTTTACCTCAGTTTCAGCGAGTGGATATTATAATTTTCACGGGTTAACAGTTGGTATAGCTACAGGTTCTGGTAATTATCAAGTTGTTAATGGGACAACTACAACACATTTTTGGGCACCAATTGATAAAATTTCTTCGAATATTGGTACTAACTCATTATCAATATTACATCCTACACAAAGTTATGTAAGTGCTACAAGTAGGAGTTTAAGTGGAGTACCTTATTTAACTGCAGGTGCTACTTATCATTTAAGTGCTTCAATTCATGGATTATTCAGTCCAATGTATGTAGCTAGTACTACTCTTGTGGATGATAGTATTGGTGGTGAATCTCTATCTAACGTATCAATAGCTGGTTCAGGTATAGATGATGTTTCTACAAGTGGTGGAACAATACAAACAGCGGCTGCAATATTTGCGTCAGAAAGTGGTTCAGTTAGAGCTACAAGTGTAGTTCCAACAAGAAGTGATGTTGTAGTATTTAATGCTACATATACTCTATCTGGAACAGGAACAAACATTCGTCAAGCTGGTGGTGATTTTGGAGCGTCTGTATCAGATGAAACATATACTGTTGTTGTAAGAGGTAGGAATAGAAGTAATTCTCGTTCTAACCTAGCAACATATACTTATTTTTTCCATTCAGGTAGTACATTTGGTCAACCAGCTTCAAGTGGAAGTATGGCATATTATGGTCGAGCAGATGGTTATGATGGTGGTAGTTTGACAGGAACAAGTGAAACTTTTAGTGGTGAAAGTTTTAGAATATCGTTAAATAATGATGTATTGGGATTTAATGGTGATTCATTTGATAGTGGTTCTAAACTTGGTGAAAATGATTTACAAGTAAAACCAGGATATTTGGTAAATCCAGGTGATAGTTACAGATATTGGTATCCAGAAAGTTATGGTAGTGGTTCTTACAAATATTATATTAGAAGATTTCAAACAAGTGGAACAAAAACAAGTATGACGGTTAATCTTAATAATAATACTTTAGTTAATTGGAAAGCAACAACAAATGATAAGATTGCATGTGCATTACTTTTTAAGAGTTCTGCAAGTGGTAGTGGAGCTAATAGTGAGTTGTCAAGAGCAAGAATTTTTGACCCAACTGAGACAACAGCTAATGCAATTTCAAGTAGTGTAGCAAATCAAACTGATTATCATTTAAATCCGTTTGTTGATGCAATAGATTTGTATGGAAATACTGGTGGTAGTGTTGCAAGTAATACTTATACAGTTCCAATGAGAAATAGTGATGGAATGTATTTAGATAGTAGTGATAACGAACTATATGTGATAGTTAGATATAGAGGTAACCCAACACCTATAGATGATATTACATTAACATTTAGTTAAGGAATGAAATGGGACAAATAGATTCAGGTTCAAAATCGAGTAGACTGTTAGCGTCAAGAAGGTATACACATAATACCTATACGACAGCACAAGAGTCATTCACAGAAGTTCTTGATTTAGGTGCTTCTGAGATATATACTCAAGCCTCGAAAATACCATCTTCAGGATTACCATTTAGTGGTAGTTCTCAATTAGATTCCAATTATGCTGATAGTGGTGATAATATATTAAAATATTGGTATAGACAAAAACTAACAAAATCTAACGTTAATAATGAAGTTTGGTTCTTTTTAGACCCAACTGGAAGTGATAGTGGAGTTGGTGCTCAGTTAATAAATGATAATCAACAAACTAATTTTGTATCACCAAAATATTCTGATTCATCACTTGCAAATTCTACCACAGAAGATACTACACCTGGTTATTTAGCAGTATTATACAAATCATCTGCTATAAGTCAAAGTGCACAAACAAGTTCATTAGCTAGTGGTGATATAGTTTCAACTAACGATTATCAATTTGATTATAAAACTGGTATAGTTCAGTTTATGAATTCTGCTGTAGACCCAACTGATAGTGAATATTGTTTTATGACAGTAAATCAGTATGTTGGTAAAACATTAGCAGAGGGAGTTGAAGTAAGTGGTGATTTGTCTGGTTCATCTTCTTCAACTGGTTCATTTGGTAGATTAGAAGTTGCTGGAAATAGTAGTCTTACGGGTGATATTACAATTGGTGGTAATATGACTTTTGGAAATGCAGATACGGATTCATTAGCTATAACCGCAGATTTAAGTTCAAGTATTATACCAGACGCAGATAGTACTTATGATGTTGGTAGTTCAACTAAAAATTGGAGATTCGGTTATATAGAACAAGTGGTCGCAACTCACGTTACTGCAAGTTCTAATATTAGTGCAAGTGGTAATTTATATTTAACTGGAAATGCTGACATTGATGGAACTTCTAACCTTGCTAGTGATTTATATGTCGGCGGTAATATTACTGGTTCAAATGACATAAGTGCTAGTGGTAACCTTTCAATTACAGGTAATGCTGATATTGATGGAACTTCCAATTTTGCTGGTAATGTTACAATGCAGAATGACCTCACAGTTACTGGTCGTATAGACGCTGAAGAAATTCATACAACTTTCATAAGTTCTTCAATAACTCAAGCTACTGGTTCTAACATTTTTGGTGATAATGTTGATGATTCTCATCAATTTACTGGTTCAATCGATATTAGCGGTTCAGGAACTGTTTTAAAAGTTAGTGATGGAAACGTAGTTGTTAGTGATACACTTACAGCAACAAATATAGGCGCTTTTACTTCTACTGGTGCAATAGATTTTGATAGTCAAAATATGACTAACGTGGATATTGATAGTGGAACTATTGATGGAACTACCCTTGGTACAAACTCATATACCACAATAAAAGATTTTACTAATTTAAGTGGTAGCTCCACAGCGACAGCGTCTCTTGGAAGTCATTTATATGTTGGTGGTAATATTACAGGTTCAAATAATATTAGTGCAAGTGGTAATATTTATGGAACTGGTAATTTAGATATTGATGGTACTGCTAATATAGCGGGTGATACAACTTTACAGTCAGATTTATCAGTAGTTGATATTAATGCTAGTGGTAATATAACTGCAAGTGGTGAAATAAGTGCAAGTGGTAACCTATCAGCAACTGGAAATCTTGATATTGATGGTTCAACAAATCTTCAAGGTAACGTTACTTTACAAGGTGATATAGATGTTGATGGCACTACTAATCTCGACAATACAGATATCGATGGAACACTTACAGTTGACGGCACAAACACCACTATAACATCTACTATAGTTAGTTTAGTTGGTGCGGTTACAGCATCATCCAATGTGAGTGCTAGTGGTAATTTGTCAGCAACTGGAAATCTTGATATAGATGGAACTTCTAATTTAGCTAGTGACTTATATGTTGGTGGTAACATTACTGGTTCAAATGACATAAGTGCAAGTGGAAATTTATATTTAACTGGAAATACTGACATTGATGGATATTTAACTGTAGCTGGTTCTATAACTGGAAGTAGTCATATAAGTGCAAGTGGAAACATTTATGGAGCAAATATAACTGCATCCTCTGGAATTTCAACAACTGACATTCGTATTGACGATTACATTTATCATAATGATGACCCCGACACTTATATAGGATTCCCAACTGGTGATAAATTTGATGTTAAAGCTGGTGGTATAAACTTTATACATGCATGGCAGAAAGATTCCGATACTGATAAACTTTGGTTTAATAAAAACGAAGAAAAGGTGAACTTTCGATTTTACACCAGTCAAAATAGTCCTGGATTGCAAATATCTGCTTCTGGTGATGTAGGAATACACGGAATACAAAAACCATCAGCATCATTGCATGTTGGTGGTAACTTATTGGTAGATTCTCATATAACTAGTAGTGGAGATATTAGTGGTTCTTATATTGGAACTGGTTCATTTGGTAGATTAGAAGTTGTTGGAAATAGTAACCTTACAGGTGATTTAACACTTGGCGGAAATATTACAATTGGTGATGCGACATCTGATAGTGTATCTTTTGGTGCTGAAGTTTCATCTTCTATGATTCCAGATGCAGATAGTTCTTATGATATAGGTAGTTCTTCTAAAAATTGGAGATTTGGTTACATAGAACAAGTAGTCGCAACTCATGTTACTGCAAGTTCTAATATTAGTGCTAGTGGAAATTTATATTTAACTGGAAATGCCGATATTGATGGATATTTAACTGTAGCTGGTTCTATAACTGGTAGTAGTCATATAAGTGGTTCATCTACTTCCACTGGTTCATTTGGTAATGTAAATGTTTCTGAAATGAGTATTCCATCAGTTTCTGCAATGAGTGCTTCAGTCGCAACAAAATTGAATACTTTAGAAGCTGATATAATAGCTTTAGCGATTGCGTTGGGATAGGTTAGTGAATTTTTTAATATTTATAGTAGAAAGATAATGAGGATATAAAATGGCAAATACATTCAAATCAGTAACAAGTGGTAGCATTGGAACAGTTTTAACAAATGTTTATTCTTGTCCAGCTTCAACAACAACAATTATATTAGGAGCTGCAATGGCCAATACAGATAATAATCCCATTGGTGGTTCAATAAAGTTAGCTAAAAGTGGTAGTAGTGAGGGAGCAGATAATGTCTTTATTGTAAAAGCTGCACCAGTTCCTGCTGGTTCAACTGTTGAAGTTATGTCAGGTAATAAAGTTGTTTTACAAGAAGAAGATATATTACAATTTCAAAGTGATACTGCTAGTTCATTAGATGCAGTGGTTAGTATGTTGGAGATTACTTAATGGCTTATATAGGTAAAATACCCGCTACCCAAGGAAAAGATGCGGGGCCTGCGTTAAAACTTGATGATATATCAGGTGATTTTGATGGTTTAACAAAAACCTTCAGTTTATCAGTTGATGGAACGTCAGTAGACCCACACGTAAATAACATTTCAGTTTATTTATCTGGTGTATATCAGATACCTGGAAATTCTTATAGTTTAAGTGGTTCTTATATTGTATTTACAGGTGCTCCATCAGCGTCATTAGATTTTCACGGTAGTATAGTTGGTGACTCTAGATTGATGACACCTGACAATGATACTATTGAAACAGCTGCATTTACTGCTGGTACACGTTCAGCTATTAGTGGTTCATTTAGAACAGAATTATCAGGTAGTCACGTAAAACTTGTAGGTGGTGGTGTTAGTGGTTCATCTACCTCTCTTGGTTCATTTGGTAATGTAGTTTCTGCTACACATATAACCGCAAGTGGAAACATAAGTGCTAGTGGTACTGTTTTCGCGGATACATTCCAATCAACTGGTGGTTCAGTCGATGGAATATCTTTTACAGACGATTTAAATTTATCAGGTAATTTTACTGCAAGTGGTGACATTAGTGGTAGTGGAAATATATTTGGTACAGGTAACCTTGATATTGATGGTACAAGTAACCTACAAGGAAATGTTACACTTCAAAACGACTTAACAGTAGTTGATATTAATGCTAGTGGTAATATAACTGGTTCTGTAGTTAGTGCTTCAAGTGCTAAATTTACTTCAGTCGATATTGATGGTGGAACTATTATTGCTGATTCATTTACTGGAACATTCGATGGAGCACTATCAAGTTCTGCTCAAATAGCGGCAGATATTAGTGGTTCACGAGATGCAGCTTCTATTAGTGGTTCACTTGGTGCTAACGCGTCAACAATCAGAACTTTAAGTTCTGCGACTGTTAGTGGTTCAAGAGATGCAGCTTCGATTAGTGGTTCACTTGGAGCTAATGCTGGTGTAATCAGAACATTAAGTGCCGCAACTGTTAGTGGTTCTTTTGGAAACCAACGAGTGGGTACAACTGATGATGTCAAATTTGCTAATATTACAGGGAGTGGTAATGTTAGTGCAAGTGGTAACCTTTCAATTACAGGTAATGCTGATATTGATGGAACTTCCAATTTTGCTGGTAATGTTACAATGCAGAATGACCTCACAGTTACTGGTCGTATAGACGCCGAAGAAATCCACACAACATTTATTAGTTCTTCTATTGCACAAGCCACTGGTTCTAACATATTCGGTGATAGACAAGATGACATTCATCAGTTTACTGGTTCTATCCAACAGAGTGGTTCAACAGGACATCATTATTTTCAAACTGGTAATGTAGGCATAGGGACAACAGCTCCAAGTAGAACTCTACACGTTTCTGGTGGTTTTATGCAATCAGTTGATAGTGGTAATGGTTCAGGTGCTTGGGCGGCAAGTTTTTACAATTATGCAACTGATGGTCACGGAGTCGAACTTGGTATAGGTAATGGTACAAGTACTAATTCAGCTTTTGAAATTCAGAATTCTGCAGAGAATAGAACTTTTTTTAAAGTTGCACAAAATGGTACATCAAGTTTTAGTGATGCTAAACTCGGCATTGGTCTCACTAATCCATCTAATTTACTTCACGTAGAAAAAAGTGTAGCTGATGCTTTTTTAACTTATATAAATAATACAAATTCTGCTGGATGGGGATTAAAGGTTAAAGGTGGTGGTAATGCTACTAATGATTATGCACTAGTTGTAGAAACACAAGGTTCTAGTGAACATAAAATGAGAATTGATGGTACTGGAGATGTAATTTTTGGTGGTGCTAATCAACATATAAGTGGTTCAAACACTTCGACTGGTTCGTTTGGTGCTCTTGGTATTAGAGCTGGTTCAAATCCAACTTATCCAGTAACTATTAATGATAGTAAAGGTGGACTTGCATTGGCAGCACAAAGCGGTGGTAGTGATAGAGTTGGATTATACACTGGTAATGATACAGGTGAACTTTATTTGTGGAACGATAGTGATGTTCTCAAGGTATTATTAAGAAGCGGAAATACGAGTTATATTAATGGTGGTAATGTCGGCATCGGAACATCTACTGTACCAAAAAAATTAACCGTTGCTGGTGAAATAAGTGGTAGTGATGATTTAACTATATCTGGTGACTATATTAATATTAAAAACACTGCTCAATCAGGTCTTAGAGTTTATACAAATGATACTTATGCTAATTTAGTTTATGATTACGCTGGTAATTTACGAGGTCGTATGATGTACGAAGGTACTCAAGCTAATCAGGCTCAAAAATGGACAATTTATGCAAATAATAGTGAAAAAATGGTTATTTCTGGTTCAGGTGAAGTTGGTATCGGGACAAATGCTCCAGCAAATAATCTCCATATTCATACCGATAGTGGGGATGAGGGTATATTAATAAAAAGCACAGGTGATACATCAAACGCTATAATCAGTAGTGCAAATAGAAGTAGTGCGGGTGCTGCAATAAATAATCTTCAAGGACAATGGAACGGAACTGCAGTCGCTGATATGATATTTTTTACAGGTACTGATACAAGTAACAAAGACGATGGTGTGATAGTTTTCAGAACCTCAGCTGCTGACGATATAACAGAAAGGATGAGGATTGATAAAGACGGTATGGTCGGCATCGGGACAAATAGTCCAACTAATCTTCTTACAATTCATGCTGGTACAAGCACCGATGGAGACGTAACAGTTTTAAGATTAAACAATGATGAAACTGCTTTAGCTGATGGAGATGGCGTTTCAATGATGTTTGGACTTGGTACTGATTTTAGAGATGCAGGGAAAATAGGAGTTTTTTCTTCAGACTCAAGTCATGACCAATTTAATATGAGATTTACTGTAAGAGATGCTTCTAACACAATGGTAGAAAGGATGAGGATTATTGGTTCTTCTGGTAATGTTGGTATCGGGACAGATGCTCCAAATAAACAACTTGAAGTTGCTCATGCAACAGACCCTGTTATACGTCTTAATAGAAAAGATTCAACTATTGTAGATACAGAAAATTTAGGTAGTATACAATTTTCAGGAGATGACCCAGCTACAGATACAACGGGTGCTATAATACAAGGTCGAGCTGAAGGAGCTTGGGCAACAAATGACTATCCAAGTGCTTTATTATTTTATACTTGCCCTGATGGTGATGGAGATGTATATGAAAGAATGCGTATTAATAATGGTGGTAAAGTTGGCATTGGGACATCAAGTCCTAATTATGCATTAACAATAACTGCTTCATACGGTGGTGAAAATAACAATTTCATTCAAATGTTACCAACTGGTGCTGGAACAGGTGCTAGTGATGGAATGATTGTTGGAATGGCTGCCGCGGGGCCTTCTTATGTGTGGAACTATGAAAATACAGATATGCATTTTGGTACAAATGGTACTACAAGAATGACTATTGATAATGAATATCCTAATGTAGGCATCGGTACAAATAATCCAAGTTATAACCTTGATATACAATCTGGAAGTGCGGATACATTAAATGCTCTATCAATTTATAATACAACTAATGGTGGAGATACAAAAATACGAGTAAAAGCAGAAGCTAATCAAGGTGGTGACCCATACATAGTTTTTGATGCTGGTGGGGTAGATATGTATGTAGGAACTTTTTGGCAAAGTAGTGATAATATATTCTGTATTGGTAAAAATAAACCTTCAAGTTTTGGTTCTGATGATGGTATTATGATTGATAAAGACGGTATGGTCGGCATCGGGACAACGAATCCAAGCATTACTTCTGGTGTTGGATTACACGTTGAAACGGCTAGGTCAGGTAAACACTGCGGAATAAGACTTCACGCCGCTGGTGCTGCAGCGGGAGCTGATTGGACTATGTTTGCAACTGATAATGACCAAAGACTTTTATGGTATGATAATAACAATAGTAGGTATGGATTATGTATTTCAGGTTCAAGTACACACGCTTCAATAGGAATAGGAATGACAGAACCAAAAGATGCATTATTACACGTTTCTAATTCGTATTCTACACATGCTGTAAAAATAGATAATCATGGTTCAAAAAGTGCTTTACTAATCAACTCAGGTGTTGATAGTGGTCAAGATAATCCTTTAGTTGATATTTATGCAAATCATTCAGGATTTGACCAAGAAGTATTAAGAGTCCAGAGTGTAGGTAGTAATTATGCTCTATTTGTAAAAAATGCAGCAACAAATGGGTATTTTTATCGTACATCAAGTGGAACAGGGATGAATGCAAGTATGCATTGGGCATCGGATGTAGGTGGTACAAATACTATTGTTTGTACTATTAGAAACGATGGTGATTTAGAAAATACAAATGATTCATATGGAGGACTTTCTGATAGAAACATAAAATCATATATAAGTGATTCACGTGGTTATTTAGCTGATATAAATAAGTTAAAAGTTAAAAAGTTTAAATTTAATTCTCATATAGTTCAAGAGAGTGAAGGAACTGGTAGTGCCGAATGGAGACTTGGACTTATAGCTCAAGATGTAGAAGAGATTTTTCCAGGTTTAGTTACGAGTGGTTCTTATGAAGGTGCACAAACAATGTATTCAGGTAGTGCTGAAAATGATACTATAACTAAAGTAACAGGTTCTGAAGCTGTAGTAAAATCTCTTAAATATTCAATATTTAACAAAATGTTAATTAAATCAGTACAAGAATTAACAGACGAAATAAGATTTTTAAGAGCATCAATAACAGGTAGTACAGATATAAATCAATTAAAAGCATTAGTATCAGGAAGTACATTTGTCTAATGAAAATATTTATAGTAAATAAAGGAATATAATGGCATATATAGGAAGAGAACCAACAAATACAGGAGAATTTTTACTAATAGATGATATTAGTGGAGATTTTAATGGCTCAGACGTAAGTTTTACCTTACAAGTAGGTTTACTTGATGTTACACCAGCTGCTGCAAATACAGTCATTGTATTAGATGGTGTAGTACAAGAACCAACTACAGCATATTCAATAAGTGGTTCAACTATCACATTTACAGAAGCACCTGATAACGGATTATCTTTTTATGGTTTATTAGCTGGTCAATCACAGTATATTGCAAATAGTTCTGTAACGAATGACCATATAAGTGCCGCAACAAGTATTAGTGGTAGTAAAATAAGTACAGATTTTAGTGCACAAAACCTTCAAATAACTCATATAACTGCTAGTGGAAATATTAGTGCTAGTGGAATTGTTATAGCAGATACATTTCAATCATCAGGTGGTTCAAGTGATTCAATTTCATTTACTGATGATTTAAATATAACTGGACATATAACTGCTAGTGGAAATATAAGTTCGAGTGCAAGTATAATAGGTAATACATTTACTGGAACATTCAATGGAGCACTATCAAGTTCTGCACAAATAGCTACGACAATTAGTGGTTCACGAGATGCCGCTTCAATTAGTGGTTCACTCGGAGCTAATGCTGGTGTAATCAGAACATTAAGTGCTGCAACTGTTAGTGGTTCAAGAGATGCAGCTTCAATTAGTGGTTCAAGGGATGCAGCTTCGATTAGTGGTTCACTTGGTGCTAACGCCGGTGTAATCAGAACTCTAAGTGCTGCAACTGTTAGTGGTTCACGTGATGCCGCTTCAATTAGTGGTTCAAGGGATGCAGCTTCGATTAGTGGTTCACTCGGAGCTAACGCAACGGTTATTAGAAATCTAAGTGCTGCAATTGTTAGTGGTTCATCTGTCTCATCAAGTAACTCAGTTAGTGCAAGAGTTGTTTCACTTGAAGGTAGTGGAACTATACAAGGAGTTGGAACTACAAATAATGTGCTATTTGGTAGTATAACTGGTAGTGGTAATGTTAGTGCTAGTGGTAATTTATCAGCAACTGGAAATCTTGATATAGATGGAACATCAAATTTTGCTGGTAACGTCACAATGCAAAACGATTTGGTTGTTACAGGTAGAATTGATGCAGAAGAAATCCATACCACATTTATTAGTTCATCTATAGCTCAAGCTACTGGTTCTAACATATTCGGTGATAGTATCAATGATTCACATCAATTTACAGGTTCAATTGATATTAGTGGTTCAGGAACTGTACTACGGGTTAGTGATGGTAATGTAGATTTTGATGGCGATTTAGATGTTGATGGCACATCTAATCTGGATATAGTCGATATAGATGGTGCAGTAGATATGGCTTCTACATTAAAAGTTGATAGTCATATTGCTGTAGGAACAACCTTAGATGCTAATAGAAGTTTAATGGTAAATAGAACCTTTACAGGAAATGCTGGAGGACAATTAGCTCAATTATCAGTAGGTGGAAACATTACAGAAGCTGGTTCTGGAACTCATGCTAATATAGCAACTTTATTACTTGAACGACCAACTGTAACAAATGCTGGTGGTGCTACAACTAATCTTTCAACATTATATATTGACAACGCACCAACTGGAATAACACCAACGAATGGCCCTTATGCAATATTTGTAGATGCTGGAGATAGTAGATTTGACGGTAATATAGACGTTGGTGGTAACATTAGTGGTTCAAGTGATTTAGGAACTGACGGTGATTTATATGTTGGTGGTAGAATTACAGGTAGTAGTGGAGCTACATTTGTAGGTAATGTCGGCATCGCGACAACGGCTCCAACAGCTCCATTGACAATAGAAGCAAATGGTAGTCATATTCATTTAGATACTCCAAGTTCTGGTCAAAATAATTGGATTACTTGGAAAGATAATGGAAGTAATAAGTGGGAAGTAAATAAAGATACCTCTCATAATTTCAATGTCTATTCTTATCAAGCATCAGCAAATCTTATGCAATTTCTAGCCGCTGGTACTACTCTTGAATTCCCTACTGCTAATTTTCTAATAAGTGGTTCAGCAACTACAACTGGTTCGTTTGGTGGACTTAAAATTAATAATGATACAATAGTAACTACTAGAATAGGGAACGTTGGTATAGGTGGTACACCTCTAAATCCAGGTGGTATGAGTAGAACATTAGAGTTAACAAGTACTTCTGGTGACTTACAATTGGCAATATGGTCAAGAAATGATTCTTTAAGTCACGACGCTAGAATTGGTGAACTTGCATTTATGGCAGGTTCGGATAGTACAGAACCTTATCTTGCGGGTATGAAAGGTAGTGTGTCGGGTTCATTAGAAAATGCTGGATATTTATCATTTCATACGAGAACAGCTGGTAATTCTGGAGGACAACCACCTGAAAGAATGCGTATTGAACACGATGGTAAAGTCGGCATAGGTACAGATAATCCAAATGGTCTTTTAGAAATTTATAATTCAAATACAGAAGCTTATGCTGGTAATGATGGTGTAGGAGCGTTTGGTGGTTCTGATTTATTAATAACTAATGGAAATACTACTAATAATACGAGTAATCTTATATTTTATTTTGGTGGTTCAGGAAGTTCTCTTGCGAGAATAGCTGGATTAAGAACTGGTACTGGTGCAAGTGATTTAGTTTTTATTACACAAAATAATTCTTCTGGAAGAGCTGAAAAAATGAGAATACTTTCAACGGGCAATGTCGGCATCGGAGTTACAGACCCAGACCAAGCTCTTGAAGTAAATGGAAGAATTCATGTAAATAGAGATGGTGGATATCCATCCCTGTATTTTAGTTCTGCAGCTTCTGCAGCTTGGACTCCTTATGTTTGGTTTGATACAGATAGCGGTACTCTTCAATTAGGAACTTCTTCAGCTGGAACAGGTATTAATATTACATCTGCTGGTAAAGTCGGCATCGGAGATACATCGCCACAATCCTTATTAGACATCGGTGGTGCAACTCACGATTATGGAGCACTTTCAGTAAATGCTACTGGTTCAAATAGTATAGCAGTATTTCAAACAGGAGATACAACAACATTTACTGGTACAACTTTACCTGCAGGTCAAATAGCTAATAGTATGGTAACATTAAGAAATGCTCAGGCTACAGATAACAACTACGCTGGTATTAGATTTATGGATGCTGGTGCATTTACAAATGCTATGATTATCGCTAGAAACGTAGACCACGATTCAAGTGGTGGTGGAGATTTATTATTCTTTACTCGTAAAGATGATAGTAATGCAGATAGTAGTTCGTTAAGTATGATTATAGAAAATACAGGCAATGTCGGCATCGGGACGGCGAGTCCAACTTCTTCTTTACACATTGCTGGACTCCCCGCTGAATTGACTTTACATCAGACAAGTGATTCTATAGCAGATGGTACAGTAATAGGAGAAATTAAGTTTAGAGGAACAGATGAACATAGTACAGGACCTGGTGTAGCTGGAATAATTAGATGTGAAGCAGCTGGTACTTGGGGTGATCATGGTGGTGCTGATTTAGATTCACCTGGAGAATTACAATTTTTTACTCAAGCTGATGGTGGTGGAGATGATCTTGGTACACCAAAAATGACATTAAGGGCTAATGGTGATTTACATATATTCAAAGGTTGGAATTCAACCCATGAAGACAATAATCAAATAGTTTGGGGTAGTACAACCGCTGCATCTACAAATAATAATACTGCAGCGAAATTAGTGGTTTCATCTTCGACTCACAGTGGTGCTGCAAGAGGGGAAATACAATTTTGGACTAATGAAGGAGATGATCTTGAACAGGCTATGGTTATAGACAGACATTGGGGTGTTGGTATCGGGACAGGGGCCCCAACTTACGGTACTAAACTTCATATAAACGGAAATGCTGATGATAGAGAATTATTAATAGTAGAAGATACACAAAATAGTGTTATGCAAGCTGGTGATACATTAGTAGCACTTCGATTTGGTAATGATGAAAATTGTAATGAAGCCCGTTTTCTTGATTTTAAAGACCAAAATGGCTCTATAGGTGATGTTAGAGCACACAGCGGTGGAACGTCAGTTACATTTACTTCTGATTATAGATTAAAAGAAAATATGACATCTATAACTGGATCACTTGAGAAGATTAATAAACTTAATCCAATATCGTTTAACTATAAACTATATCCTAGTGCATCTCATCAGGGATTTATAGCACATGAAGTACAAGAAGCTGGACTTGGTTATGCTGTATTTGGTGAAAAAGATGCTATGAAGGTTGAAAATGATAGAAGTAGTCCAAATTACGGACAAGAAGTTATAGATAAACAAAATATGGCACCTGTAAATTTAATTCCACAAATGGTAGCAGCAATAAAAGAACTTTCAGCAGAAGTAAACAAATTACAAGCACAAATAAGTGGTAGTAGTGATTTTAATGCATTAAAGACTGCAGTAAGTGGAAGTTCTTAAAGATTAAATATTTATAATAAATAGGATATAATTTAATGAGAATACATAATCCATCAATAACAGGAAGTCTTACTTTAAGTGGCTCAAATCTAAATATTAGTTCAGATGGAACTATTAGTGGATCAG